GCGGGGCGGGTCATACTCTCCATAAACTTCTTTGCGTAGCATACTAAGACGTTGCCGTCCTGCTACATATTGATAATTAACATTGTTGATTTCGGGATTTTCTGATTCATCTATTAGGCCCACCATGGCCTGTAAAAGTAAATTATCTATGGCACTTGTGGTAATGCCATCATGGAATTCTAATTGTGCTTTGATTTCTATCATGCTAGGGCTAACTCCGTCAATACCCCTACATGCGTTACTAACTTGTCTTTGTATTTTTGATATGTCCAATGGGACACGCTGTCCACTACGCTTAATCACGTGTATCTGCTGCGTCATGCTTTTTGATTCCTTTTAGTATTGTTCTAATTTCAAATCTTGAACCCTATACCGGTGTCTTAGTATTAAATTTTCATCGACTTGAGTCTTATTTACTACGGTATTGAATTTCAAATTAAGTATATATTTTCCACGGTTTACCCAAACAGTATTCAATATATCATGTTCTGTTGGGTTTTTATAAATCCTAAGTTCAAGATCTCGAATCGATTTTGCGTAATGCGGGCACAGATATAGAGTATATAGCATACCTAAGGCTTTCGCAAGATCACAATAATAGTTTTCATAAACTAATGCCCAGGGATCTGGCCATTCTGATACAAGATCTTCAGCTAGATAGTGCGTAACATATGGAGCGTAACTCCATAGGTTTGAGCATTGATCTAGTGCCGTTCCTAGGTCAAGAGTGCCTATTTCAGCACGAAATTGACGCCATTCATGTAGCCTTTCATCAGGCCGTAAATTCCACATATAATTGATTTAAAAAACTGATTTAACGTCAAAAGTTATTACTGAAGGGGTTCCACGGTTATCGGCATTGGCCACAAACAATGGTCTCTGAATGCCGGTACTGCCATCATAAAGAACTTGGACTTGAAATCCAACTTCTCCTTTTTCTGTAAAGCTGTCTCTGTAGTCACAGGTATTTGTATATGGGTCAGCTGTGAACTGAATAAATCCCGATCGTTGTCCTTGTCCGCGTTCAATGGAATACTGTATGTGTCCATTTCTTATTCTTGGTGGGATACCAATATAGTTACTACTATTGTTTCCAACTACAATACTACGACCCAAGGTTTGATATGTGTTACCAAATCTTACAAAACTATTAGTTTCAAAGCTAATGGTTTGACCTTGTTTGTGCTTAATAGTATTGTGTACAAGATCTTGTGTTTCGGTTCTGTTAAATAGATCACCTAAGCTATAACTACTATTTCCACCAAAAGTAATAACAGAACTAACAACACTGTTACCAAAGTTCTTGCCCACACTGTCTAAGAATACATTTCTACTTGTACTTACACCACTTACATTAGCAAAAATAGCTTCTCTAGCTATGCGACTGAACACACTATTTGAAATTCGTGTGCCCGACATAATGCTGTTGGCATTAGATGTAGTTATGTAGATACCACTATATAAATTTGTAAAAGTACAGCGATCAAAAGTCAAATCATATGTGCGTAGATTTTCTGTGCTTGAAATCCCATATGTTAGACCAGAAAAGTCGCAGTCGTAAAAATTAACGTTAGTAGTGGTTAAGTAATTACTTAAAATTTGTGCGGCAGCTGAATTTGTTATTGTAGTTGGATTATTTCTCGGCCCTGAAAATCTACAACGTCTAAAAGTAACGTCCTGAATAGATTCTAAAATACCAATCGGTATATCATAAGTGGTTTGAAACTCAATATCACTAACTAGAACCGATCCCGGCGCCATTCCGGCATTTGGTATAGCATTGTCATAACTACCTACGCTATTAGTAGTTTTGAAACAGCAAGTAGCAGCGGGACTTGTTTGTCTTATTACCACGCTTCCGCGATTGGTGCCTTGAAGGGAACAGAATGGTGGAAATCGTAATTCACCGGCAATGACATATACACCAGGGTAAAAATTAATCTGACGCCTTGTTTGATAATTAGTAAAACTACCAAGACGATTATAAATTTCGTCTATACATCGTTGTATAGCAGCAGTATCATTTGTGACCCCATCGCCAACAGCACCAAAGTCTTTGACGTTTACAATGTCGTCGAATTTGTTTTGTAGTCCACGTTGTACAGGGTGGGATCCGTCTGGTCCAGTTATAACTTCATAACCACCTAATAGGCCTTTGAATATGTATGAGCTACTGAGTTCAGCTAGGTTAGTTTTATTACTAACAATTTCAGTAATACCTTCATAAGGAGCACCTTCATCAATCGTGCCGTTGCCTATAAACAATCTAAGTTTATCAACAGCCCACCCAAATTCACCGCCGGCTAAATGTCCAAGATCTTGAAGAAGACCTTTTCTAACAGTGATTTGACTAACTTGTACTACCGCCATAACATTCCCTAGTTTTGAATATTTATGGTATTTGATAATACATACTTACTCGATCACACCAACGCTGAGTCCACATATCAAAATCCTCAGGTTCTAAAACAAATTCTTGATACTGTGGTTCTCGTCCTTGGTCAGGTCGTACACACATCATGACTACACCTTTACGTATGTTAGTGCCGTGTACTTCGTTATGAGCTAAAGCATAAGCAGTGAGTTGAAGAAAATAATCATCAATCCATTCTCGGCGTTTAGGTTTATTTGACTGTTTAAAATCTAAGATAGCGGGTTCCCCGCTGTGAATTCCCACACAGTCAGTGGTTCCGGCATAAAGTTCAGGAAAATAAAGAGGAACTTCATTACCCCAAACTTCGGACACATTAACAAATCCATTAGTTACTATGGTCTGTGCCATGGCATGGCTACGTTGGCTTTCGGGATGAGTACCGGGTGTGCCCAAGGATCCGTGTTGAACATAATCTTCTAGCCATTTGTGCATTCTAGTGCCACGATTAGCTGCTTCTGTGGTAATGGCTTGGGCACGTTGTTCGCCCACACGTTTTCGCCATTCGGCTAGAGCTTGTCGGGCTTCTTCGGGTTTGGTTCGATCAAGTATAGTAGTTACACTAGGTACTCGCCCGCCAGCTGGTGTTACATAGTAACGTCGTCCATTAAGATTTTCGCGGTTAATGGCCTGGTAATTGTATATTTGTTTTAGCATAGAGCTGCCATTATAACATAGGCTAGGCCTATTTACAACACCGAGATTACCCAATGCGTCGCAGCATTGCTCGTTTGCTCATTTTGTCTACTGTTTTTTCAGGGCCTAGGCCTGGAGTAAAATCTTTATCAGATCCAGGTTCCAATGCTTGATCTTTTTGATCAATATCCTTTTCTAAAGGAGTTAGATATACGTATTTGACTCCAGATTCGTCAGTTCTTATATCTTCAATAAAGTTTTTAATTTCTGGATTATTTTCAAACTCGTCTAACAAAATGTCTACATTAAACATTTCGCTACCGGGCTTGCGACGAACTAGATTAACTAAACTGTCAACACGTATTTGGTCAGTTTCATTCTGTAGAATTTCTAACTGATCCATAAGATTATAGGTAGAGGCCGATTCAGCCTCTATCATAAATTCACGAGCTCGCATTAGCGTTTTTCTCTACCTAAGGGTTCTGTTCCGCCTGCTTCGGCATCAGTGGCTGCAAAGTCATCATCAACGGTGTCAATGTCTAAATCGCTTGGCTCGCCCATGCTTGGTGCAGCAAGATCTCCAGCACCGGCATCAGGTGCTGCCATTGTTTCTTCTCCAGCTAGACTACGTGCGTTACTATCAGCAGTTTCACGAGCTTGACCTAATGCTGTGCTAACATCTGTCAGCAACTGAGTCATAGCTGATTTAAAATTATCAGCTTCAGACATACCAATTTGGTCACGTATTGTGTCGATCAAGGCAGGTAGTTGTTCTACTTGCATTCTGTTGACTTTTTCAACCATGTCCTGAATACTATCTACCATGTCCTTGGCAGCAAGAATGGCTTCACTACGACCCATTTCGCTTTCCATGAGATTTTGATTTTCTCGCATCCAACGACCTAATCCCTCACGTACCATTAATAGTTCCATGTATTTGGGATTTTTTTCAGCAGTATGGATACCATAGCTACGTCGAATTCTATCTATGTTTTCACCGACTAGACGATGTAACTGATCAGCCTTTTTATAACTAAGGCGGCTGAAATCTAGTTTAAAACCGAAACGTGTTTCCATAAAATTATTCATCCTTTGTGAGCTAGTGATAGGATTAATATCATTAAGATTCATAGTGGTATTCCTAAAGGTTAAAGTATTTAGCCAACTTTAAATTTTTTTCTAACAAGAACTGACTATAACGCAATTGGCAACGACTTTCAACTAATCTTGACTGATATAGATCTAAATTATTACGATTTTTACGATTTACTTGCTCTAGTCTAAGACGGTACTGCTCGGTTTTAATAGTTAATCTGGAAATGTCTTGATCATTTTTAAGTATCAAGTTGGCAAGTTCGTAACGATTGCTTTGTTGACATACTGCGTAAAGAATCGCTGCTTGTCTACTAGTGAATACAATTTCGTCGTCGTTATAACGATAGATCATGTGCCAACAATTATCCCAACGGTTTATAGCATAGTTACCAATTAGGTATAATGAATTATTAAGTTCAATTATAAGAGGTGGGTCATGTTTGGCGCTGTTTTTAGATAATAGACCTTGAAGTTCTTTTCTTGTCCAGGTTTTAACATGCTTTACTGCTTGTAGTACTGCTTTTTCAACTTGAGAGCGGTCTTCGATATTGGATTTTACCATCTTGATTTCGTCTTACTAGAGCACCCTTGACTACTAATTGATTGGCTAGCAATTGCTCACGCTCGGTTAAGTCCTGTTTTTCAATAACAGTTTCTTTACTTTCAAACTTGCCTAATACATCTGATTCTTCATTTGTTATAGGCATTTGTATGCCGTTCATGACTTCGATAATTTTCATTTGCCTAAAGCCACTAATAAAGTTACAATTGCACCAATCAATGTAAGTATAAGTCCAGAACCAATTGTAATCAACTGTTTGTTGTGTTTATCATTGGCTTCGGCAATACTATTTTTAATATCAAGGATATTGGTTTCAATAGTATTTACTTTAGATTCTAAGCTGTCTAATTTTAAATTTAAACTAGAATAGCGTTCAGCACATAATTCCACGTGCGCCTCCAAACTTTTCTTTTCAATGTCACTAGCTGCCATTTATTTAAGATATTCCGGTAAGAACTGGGCCTAGACTTTTGTCGGACCAATATTATATTTACTCTATTCGGGTAAAATCTTGAAGTAGATATTTTTACTAGGCTGGGTACAATTAAAAATGGGCAAATCTAGTGTTATAGTTTCATCTAATCCTGGGATTATAGGAACTTTATTAAAATCATACTCAAGTTCTTTTATTATATCTTGATTTTTGCCAGTAATGGCTCGAAAAATAAACTTCCAGCAGCGAACTTGCGTTGTGTTATAAACTGATCCAAATTCATGTCTTTCAGTACTAACAAATTTTGGACTTCCTGGACTAGCAATAATTGTTGTATGTGTTCTTAACCCTATCAATTGCTCGGCAGTTTCCCAATTTCGTTGTTGGTCTCTTGACTTAGTATTTTCTATGTTTTTACGATTTCCAGTGGCTGTAATATCTATTAGTGTGTATACAGCAATCTTGACTTGATTCATGCTGATATTTATAGAGCTAGAAAAACTAGTCATAGAAAAGCCCCTTGCGGGGCTTGGTTTTACCTAATTATAAAATTAGGATACTGCGATATTGGCGCCAAGTGTAACAACTGTAGCACTACCAATGTTAGCAGAGCCAGAAACCATACCAACTAAACGTGCCTTAATACTTGCTGCATCAACAGCATGACCGTGCATGATAACATGTACGTTACCGCTAGCTGCGGAATCAATATGATACATTAAAGGATTAAGTTCTCTAATTACTTGCTCAACTAACTGGTCTGCTTCACTGGTGCTGTCACCATCTTGTGCTTGTAGATCAACTGCGTTTCCAACTGTGTCTCTAATATCAATCCTAAATGCTTTAAGATCGGCTGTGCTACGTAGAGTACCAGTTGTGAAGTTGTTAGCATAACCATTAATTCTTTCAAATGCTGCCATTTTAGTTTCCTTTATAGAATAACGCTATTGCGTATAAATTTATTTATACCTTCGGTACTTATTTTATTGATCGTGACGTAGTTTTCTTATTCCGCGACTAAATTTGCTTATATCGCCGGATCGTATGCTGTTAACCAATCGGCGTTCTAGTTCTGTTGAAGTTTCTAGATCATAGTTTTCGCGTATGTATTGTAATAGGTTTATAGCTCCTTGAATCACATTACTAGCTCTGGTCTCAACAAAATTTTCTTTGTCTCGACGAAGCCTAAGATCATCTAATTCAGCTAAAATACTACGTGTACGCTTTTGCACAGACCAAATCTCCCATATGGTATTTATTAAATTTGTTCCGACTTCATGTCGCCCAGCATTTGTCTTAGTCGTGTAGTTTCAACTGCTACCGGTTTTACTGGGGCAGATTGCGTTTCCGACACTGCTGAAGTAGTACGTATACGATCCATTACTGCTGTGGCTGTACTTTTATATTGGCTGTCATTATTATCACTAATACCAGGATCAATAATACGCATGGTTTCAACATTGTAATCTAAGTCAATCTTCATGCCTACACCGGTACTGCTACGCGATTTCATACACTGTATCTGATACTTGCCGCGTTCACGCATGGCTCTACTAGTAAAGATACCAAATACATTATCTGCCGTGTTAATTTTACTAATACCACCCGAAATGTGACTATGATCAAACTCAACTTCTTCTACTGCGGAACGATTTAATTGACTTGCTGTGATCATAAGCATACCCAATTCTTTAGCTAAGTTACGTAGTTCTTCACTTACATACTTGTCCTTAACAAATAAATCATTAGGTGATACCTTAGCCGATACTGGCATTAATAAGTCTAAGTAATCGATCATGACAAAGTCTACACGATTATTGGTTTGAATCTGATATTCTTTCAAGTAACTACGTATGTCATTAATATTACTCTGTGCTGGTAAGTATTTGATTCTATAACTACCAGCACGTTTACTAGCGACTCTAATTTTTAGAGCAGTATCGTCAATGCTTTTACGAATTTCTTTAGTACTCATGTCATTCAACATGGCATCAGTACGTAAACTAGTCAATTCTTCGCTGAGTTCTAGTGTGATATATACACCATGTAATCCCTGCTGTAACCAGTTTAAAGCAATATTCATCATAACCAAGCTCTTGCCCGACCCAGACCCACCAGCAAAGATATTGAGTTCACCTCGACTAAACCCACCATACATAATCTTGTCTAGTTGAGGCCATCCTGTACTAACTTGACCACCAGAACTAAAATAACGATTGATACGGTCGGCAGGATCGGCCCAGTAATCTGTACCCAAATCTTTAGTCAAACTAATCTGTACTGCGTCTTTGACTAGTTTTTCTACAGGATTAAAATCACCCTTTTCAATTAAGTCTGCGGCTCGAAGAATGGCACGTTCTAGTTCTTGTTTTTTAGTAAATCTTTCAAATTCTTCGAGAAACCAAGTCAAATGCCCTTCGTCAAGCTCGGGAACCAATTTTACTTCAACACCGGTAACAGCTCGTACTTGTTCAATATTAGGAAGTATTTTATGCTGGTCCGAGTGCTGGACTATGAATTTAGCAGCTTCACGCAAACTACGATCGAAGTTTTCGGCATTATAGATGTTGCGTACACGAACAAAACTCTGTGCGTCAGTAAGCATGATCTCAATGAATAATCTTTGTAAATCTACTGAATAATCTTTCATACTAACTATATAGTTTCCTACGTTTAAGTTCAATTTTAAGTCTGCTCGATTCTCTAGCTTCTAGTATAGATTTCAATACAAACAATCGCCCATATCGTACCACAGCCTCATTTACATCTTTACAAGTTTCATGCCATACGGGAAAACTCACGGTCCATCCATGTGAAATAGCACTATCTATCAGTTTAGCGCCGGCACGATCACAATCCGGTACTAGAATAATTTCTCTGTTTAAGGTATCAATAATATCAGCCTGTTGCTCGGAACATTCATTGCTTAATACAGCAACACCGTCTATGCTCATAG